GAGTTCGACTCCTTACGTCAGTCATTCAACCTCAAGCGTAATGATGTATTCTACTCACTAACGCTAACAGAGGGTGTACAATCTTCCACAATACGTCCAGAAAATAATATCATCGTTTCTCTAAATGGTGTTATACAGGAACCAGGTGTAGGTTTCGAGATTGTTGGTTCTAGAATTATCTTCTCTGAGATTCCTCGTGTGGGATCAACATTCGTTGCCTTCTCATATGTTGGTTCTGAGGCAGACGTTGATGCTGCAGAAGTTGTTCCACCTATAGAACCTGGTGACTTTATTGACATCCAAGGTGAGACTGCGGATAGAGAGGTTGCTGTTATTGAGTCTTCTAACTCTTTAATTACTTTCGACTATCTTGGATCTGTCTTTGGACAAGATGCTAAGGGAACTGCAATTATAACTTCTGGATTTATTGATCAGGTACAGGTAACTTCTGGTGGTTCTAGTTACACATCTAGACCTAATGTAAGAATTGATTCCATCTCTGGATTTGATGGAAATATAAGAGCACTAGTTGGTGTTGCTGGTGTTGAAATGAATAATCCAGGCTCTGGTTATCAGAATCCAGAGATTATTGTTGAGACAACAGTCCCTGATGATTGGAACGCACCTGACCTTAGTCAGTACGGAGAAGAGGAAGTGGATCCCGAAACACCATAAATAACTAAAAATCGTAGCGATAAATGGCCAAACAATCACTAAATCTTGGTACGGTTCCTAATGATAACACAGGGGATACTCTGCGTGGTGGAGGTGACAAGATTAATGACAATTTTAATGAAATCTATAGTGCAATAGGTAATGGTACATCAATAACTGTTGATGTTACTAACCCTGCCGTAGGTCAAGTATTAAGGTATACTGGATCTCAATTTGCTCCATCTGATTACGCTAACTTAACATCTTCATTAGATGTTAATGGTAATTCAATTGTATCTTCTAGTAATGGTAATATTACAGTTGCAGCAAATGGTAGTGGTAATATAACATTAGGAGCTGGTGGAGTTAATACAGTTTTCCAAGGAGCTGATGGCATCATTGATATGCCAACTAAAGTTAAGTATAAGAATGAATTTTCAGCATTAGGTAATGCACCTTCTGCTGCAACTTATCCAGGATATTTCTTCACTGTTGATGGTGATGATAATCCATATGTTAATATCAATATTACTACAGGTGGTGTTGGTGATGTGAGAGCAAAGGTAGCAACAGAATATTCTAGTATTGATGTTTTGGCCGACGTTGATACTACAACTGCTGCTCCTACAAACTTACAAGTTTTGAAGTGGAGTTCTAGTGCTAATAAATGGACTCCTCAAAATGATGAGTCTGGTTTAGCATCATTGAATACTTGGGCTACGATTACAGGTGATACTGGTAGTACAACAGCAAATGCACAGGCAGATACGTTAACTATTGCTGGTGGATCTAATATAACAACAACGATTGTTTCTGACACATTAACAATTGATTTTAGTGGTACTTTAACTACTACTCTGGCAGCATTAACTGATACTGATTTGGGTGGAGTGGTACAAGGAGATTCGTTATTCTTTAACGGTACTAATTGGGTTGCTACTAGAAGTCCTATTACTTGGTGGGAATTGAATGCTAATGGTGCATCAGATTACACATTTACTGGACCTGGATTTGCATCTGCTACTGCTGACGCAACTCTTTATGTTATGAGAGGACAGACATATGCTTTTGACAATACTGTACAATCAACAGCACATCCTTTCAGAATACAAAGTACTCAAGGTTTAACTGGAACTCCTTATACTACAGGACAGACGGGTAGTGGAACGGGTGTTCTTTATTGGACAGTTCCTATGGCTGCACCTAGTACTCTTTATTATCAATGTACACTCCATGCAGCAATGCAAGGAACGATTAACGTAGTTGGTTAATAAAATATGGCAAGAACTGTTCCTGGATTCGGTGCTGTAATTGAACCTATATTTGATGATAAATTTGGTGTTCGTGCAGTAAAAGTAGTTGATGGTGGTAGTGGTTACGATATAACCAATCCACCTAGATTGACTGTTGATGGTTGTGGTACTCCAACAACGGAGGCACTTCTTTATCCTATTATCGATAATCTTTCAGGGAAGATAGTTCATGTTAGAGTTCTGGAAAGAGGTCTTGGGTACGATCCTCTTAGATTACAAATAATACCAGCTCAAGATACACCTACTGTCATACAATCTTTTGATATTAATAAGATTTGGCAGACACATCCGAATTCACCTACAACAGGTTTATTTACTGTTGATAGTGATAGACTTACAATACAAAGTGACAATCATCCAAAACCAACACCACTTATAGAAGAGAGAGCACCTGGCGGTGGTTCTGGTGGTGCTCTTGCTCAGTATACACCTTCAGCAATTAACTATAATCCTACTACTGGTTTGATGGAAATGACCATTGGTAGTCATAGTTATACTACAGGTGATAGCATTAAAATTGGAACTGATTCATTAACATTTACTTGTGCGTTAGATGATCATGGAACAGATCATACATATCCTCGTGCAACTGATCCAGTAGCAGGTGTTGCTATACCAATACTTTCTACAACTTCTACAACTATTACAGTACAAGTATTGGGTGTTGCTCCTGCAACTAATACCAGTGCTCATACATTCAAATCTGCTACTTTTGGTGCAGTTACTAGTGGTGGATCATTAGTAGATCGTTCATTTAATCAGACTTACATTTATAGGGGTGGTAAAGATGCTCCTAATCCTAATACTAGAGAAGAACAAAATAATAAAGCAATAGGTATAATGGCAAATGGAGTTCAACTCCATACTCCAGAATGGGGTCAGGCAGGTAATCCGACTCCTGGATTTGCAATTGATTCTGTTAAGTATAATTATATTAAAAACAATAGATCTTCTGATGCAGTAATAGATAGCAATACTTATTATTATCAATCTTCCAGATTAATTAATGAATTTGCAGAAGATAATGGTGTGTTTGAATGGGGTAAAATAGAACAATTCACTTGGAATATCAAAACAGAATTTGATAATTTGATGTTAGAAGTTGAAAATGTTTCTCAAGAATTAGCTTTAGTTGAAGTTGGTAGAACACTTGATGTTATTGGCGGAGCTGGTAAAGCTGAAATTGCAAAGGTTGTAAAGAATAATCTTGATGCAATAACACATGTATACATAAGAGATGTTACTGGATCATTTGCTGAGGATAATGTTCTTTTAGGATCTACTGGATTTAGTTTTAGAATTGCGGAACCTCCAACAGTATTATCTAATGGTGTTTTCTATATTGATTTTGGTGTAGATGCTGAAGAATTTGGACCGTTTGTTCCTGGTCAGTATTATTTTTCACCAGAGAATATTAAAGTTCAGAGAAATTATTTAATTAAGTGGAATCAAACAGAGAGTTCTAACCAACCATCAGAACTTCATCCTCATGGTCATCCTATGCAGTTTAGTACCACACAGGATGGTTTATTGAATGGTGGTACTTTGTACTATAATAGTACTGGGTTAACAGAAGCACCATCTGCAGATTATGAAAATGAGTTTCAACCTCTATTCATAATGAATGGTGATGAGAATAGTAGAATTTATTATTATTGCAAGTATCACAGGTATATGTCTGGGTATGAAGGTCATGAAGGATATATGACCTTAAGTACAGAAATTGAAGATGAACATCCAGATAATGATTATTATATTACAGACTATTATCAGAGTAATGAGGCTGATCCTTCTACTATAGATTATTCACGACATGCTGATGGTCATTCTAAGATATTGGGAATGGCATTTGATGGATATCCAATCTACGGACCTTATGGGTATAATGATAGTGGTGTTATTACTAAACAAGTAAGTGGATTTAGATATAGAGTAGGTGATGAATTAGCTGGTGCTAGACCTGATGTAGTTACTGAAGAAACTATAACTTATGCTGTAACAGTTGCTAATGGTGAGTTTAATATTGATGGTAGTACTGTTCCTTTCTTAAGTTTATGGAGAGGAAAAACATATGTATTCCAACAGAATGATTCTAGTAATGATAATGAACAATTATTAATATCTACTACTGATGATGGGTGGCATGCTGGTACTCCACCAGATACAACATATCTTTTTGAAGGACCAGGTATTACCTATTGGTTAGAAGGATCTGAAGTAACTTATAGTGCTTATATTAGTGGATTTAATGCTGCTACTGCAAGAGAGATAAGATTTAAAGTACCTGTAAGTGCTCCACTTGCTTTATATACCTTTGGTTATACAACTTCTGGTATTGGTATAAGAACGGTTCAAGATGGATATGTGATTGGTGATTTGGTTCAGGATTACATTTGGGATTCTGGTATTGGTACTTTAGATGCATATAATGGTAGATTTTCTGTTACACCTGAGTATCCAAATGGAACCTATGCATACTTTTTAACAGAAGATGGTAGTGGGATACCAACTTATCCTTATGCAATTGGTCCAAGATTCTATGGTACTCCCTTATTTGAGGGTGATGCTGTCCCTGCTCAACCAGATACATTCCCAGCTGGTGCTCAGGGAAATATTGTTTTAAACACTGATGGGACTGTTAGTTATGTTAAGATGACCCAGAAGGGTGATAATTATTTTGGTAATGCAACCGCAAGAATATTAGGTGGAGAGGGTACTGGTGCTACAGGAACACCAACTGTACAGACAGTTACAGGTCTATCATTATTACAAGGTGGAAGAGATTATGCTACACCCCCAACACTTATTTTTGAAGGTGGTGGAGGACAAGGTGCTCAAGGTGCTGCTGAAATTGATACGTTAGGTAAAGTAAAAAATATTCAAATAGTTGATGATGGTGATTATTATCAAGAACCACCATACATTCTTATTACTGGTGGGGGTGGTATTGGTGCTAAAGCAACTGCTCAAGTAGCACAAGGTAAGATTAGTAGTATCACTGTTACTGATCCAGGTAGCGGATATGTTGATCAACCTAAAGTAATATTCACAAAATTAGTTAACTTAAAACGTAAGTCAAGAGCAAGACAGGCATATAATTCTGTTGCTGGTTTCCTTACTGGTCTTGTTAAGAATGTTGGAATGTCTGATGTTGAAATATATGTTGATTCTACTGACGCTTTCCCAGGATCAGGAGAACTTATTTTAAATAAGGAAACTATTACATACACAGCTAAATCTAGAGGTAAATTCTCTGGATTAACTAGAGGTGTAAACTTCAATTATGATCAGAGGGTTATATTGGATGGTGGTCAAATTGATCAAGATGGTATTTCAACTTATAAGTTTAATGTTGGTGATAGAGTAATTAGGAAAATTGAAAACTCTGCTAACAAAGTTGCTAAAGTATATGACTGGGATCCTACAACTAGAGAGTTGCTTGTTACATTTGAAGTTGATGAGTTAGCATTCATTGATGGTGGTATTCCATCTACTGAAGATGCAATTGTTCAGTTTGATGCTGGTGTTGCTGCTAGTGCTCCAGGTGGATTTAATCCTCATGTTCTTTTAGATGATTTGGGAGGAGATGGTATTATTCAATTGACAGATCCTATATCATTAATGATCGATAAGAAGTTTGAAGATGATGATGAATTAGATGGTGCTGGAGATGGTATTATCGATCTTGTTAATTCTGGTACTGATTATGAAAATCAGATCAGTCTTGATGGTGGTATGTTCTTCTCATTATATGGTATTGAGGAAACTGTAGGTGGTCAAAACACAACATTATTCCAAGTTGGTGATCAGGTTAAGGATGGTAGCTTACCATTTAAATATGCCACAATCAGTGGTGCAGGAACTTTAACTGATGGTGTCCCACATTCAGCTCTCATTAAGTTATACTTAGATCCAGATTTATCTAATGGATTGAACTTCGGAGTTAATGAGATTGTTACTGGATCAACTTCTGGTATTAGAGCAACAGTTGTTTCTTGGGATCCTGTTGAAACTGTATTAATAGTTCAGGATATAATTCCATTTAATACTGGTAATGTTAATGTTGGTATTAGTGGATATCTTTATGAGTTTTCATTTAATAGTACAATAACTGATTTTATTATTCAAAATTCAGGTACTAACTATACCGCAGTACCAACAGTTACAGTAGAAAATGTTGGTGATATACAGGCAACTGGTACTGTTAATATGACAACTGCTGGAGACCAAGTTGCTTCCATATCCATAGTGAATGGAGGGTATGGAATCAGTCAGACAATCGATAATACATATAATACACACCCAACTATAACTTTTGTTAATGCAGTAGGTGATTCTACTGGTGGTAACGCTGCTGCACAAGCAGTTTTGGGTGGAGAAGACATTATGGGTAATAGTGGTGCTACTTATAGACTCAAGAGAATTGAGTATACATCACAACTACGTTCGTAACAGACATAAATAAACAAGAGGACAATAGTCACTAGGAAATGGCAGCTCTATTAACTGATCAATTTAGAATATTTTCAGCATTAAAATTCATAAAAGCTCTTGAAGGTCCAGATGCGACCCAGAGTGATGAAGTTGCTGGAACTTCTCGTGATCGCATATACTTATTCATCGGAAGACCACAAAGTTGGGATAATGAAAACTCGCCTCCGCAGGCAGTTGATTCATTCTCAGAATTTTCTGGTTCGTATGATGACATGATCTCTTTAAAAAGGGTTCTTGCTGCTGATACGGTACAAGTTGCTCGTAGAATTGACTGGGTTTCTCCAGAACAAACTACTGGTGGTCTAGGTTTCACCTATGACATGTATAGACATGACTATTCTCCAAGTAAAACTGCTGCTTCTGGTGCTACTAAACTATATGACTCTGATTTTTACGTTGTAAATTCTCAGTATCAAGTTTATAAGTGCATCTATAACGGTACATCTCCTAGTGATCCTAACGGAAAACCTTCAACAGTTGAACCTACTGGTACTTCTACCTCTATTGTTACTACTGGTGATGGATATCGTTGGAAATATATGTATACTATTCCAGTTGCATCTGTTCTTAAATTCTTTAGTAATGACTACATGCCTGTCTTTACTAATGATGCAGTGAAAACTAACGCAGTGGAGGGTGAAATTGACACTATTGTTATTACTGCTGCTGGTACTGGTTACAACAACGGCACTTACGATAACGTCGCCATTAATGGTGATGGAACTGGCGGTAGGGTTAGTATTGTTGTT